GAATAACATGGTTACAAAATTTGTTCCAGAGACATGGGGTGCTCATCTAAAAGACTTTGATAAGTTTTTTGTTGGGTTTGATGATCAGTTCAATCGCATCGCAAAGATGCATGATGATTTGACAAAGAATATTCCTAACTATCCTCCATACAACATTAAGAAAACTGGTGAAAATACTTACCAGATCGAGATGGCTGTTGCTGGATTTGGTAAGCAGGATATTGATATTGAACTTGATGGTGATAAATTGATCATCAAAGGAAACACTACGGAAGATAATTCTGATTACCTATTTAAAGGTATCGCCAATCGTGCTTTCACTCGTTCATTTGCTCTTAACGATCAGGTTGAAGTAAAGGATGCAGAGATGCTCAATGGTATGCTCAAAGTATTCTTGGAAAGAATTATTCCAGAACACAAGAAGCCAAAGAAAATCGAAGTGAAAGAGAAGGGTAAGAAAGAACTTCTTAATGAACAATATGATAAGGTCGCAGAGACACTATAAGTAGTCATACGATTTAGGGAGACTTCGATCTCCCTAAATATTTGTATGATGAAAGCAAGAATAACCCACAACATGATCTCGTTTATCACGGTAAGACGTGGTGAATGGATCTTAAAAGTATCTGTGTTTAAGAACAAACAGATAATGGTTCTTGCACAAAATGTATATGAAGCAGATAAATTTTACATAAGATATTTTATTGATCAGAATATGGCAGCAGAATTTATTGAACAACTTGTTATAGAGGAATGATATGATTAAAGTATTTAAATTGATTAGTGGTGAAGAAATTATTTCTAAATGTGAAGGTATGGATCAAAATAAAGATTACTCTCTTGAAAGCCCAGCATCAATTATGATGCAGAGAACTGAGCAGGGTGTTGGAGTTGGCTTGGCTCCATATATGCCATACGCAAGTGGTAAGATCAAGCTACATTCAAATGCAATTGCATCCAGTGCAGACGCTGATCTTAAGATGGAGAACGAATACAATCGTCTCTTTGGCTCAGGTATTCAGATTGCTCCAGCTGGGTCTATCGCTGGTCTCTAGCCTCTAAAATCCCCTTATAAATCAACAACTTACACTCCCTCAGGAGTGTAGGGTTATTGCATTTAATTGTTGCCTTTAATTCAGGTTTGATGTATAATATATCTACAAACTTGAAAAGGAACTTGATTATGAACGTGATCTACAAAACAAAGACCAAAGCTGAACTGCGTGTTGAGTCTCAAAAAGCATTGAAGAAATTTTTGAAGACTGGTGGAGACATTCAGATTATCAAAGCCAGAAAAATTCCTAAGTCAAAAATGACTACAAAAACATCTCGTGGTTTCGTTGCTGGTACTGGTGGTATGTCCACTGGTTTTCCTAGCAAGGCATTCGCCTGATGAAAGCATTCGTTGAGACTACAAAAGACTGGACAACTCCAGTCTCGAATCACATCTATTATTTGTCAGACGACAAACGTAAGATGTATGCATTCTATAACATCGACACACAAACAGTGAAGAAGTTTATCAAGCCAATTGCATTCGATCCACGTTTTCGTACCTTCAAAGAATTGAAACGTAAATGAACATTAATGAATTCCTCAATGATCTTGCTAGCAATGCGTCACGCAACTATAAGATTGAACAGCTGAGTAAGAACTCAAACAATGACACGTTGCGAGAAGTCATTCGTTTGGCTCTTGATCCATTCACTCAATTCTATCAACGTAAGATTCCAGCGTATGTTCCAAACACAACTTCGCATGCAGCATCACTCAAGTCCATGTTGCCAGCATTATTTGACTTGCGTGAGCGTGTTGTTACTGGAAACGCTGCTATTGACCACTTGACTAACATCCTACAAGCTGTTAGCCCAGATGATGCTAAGGTTCTAGAACGAATTATTGAGAAGGATTTGAAATGTGGCGTCCAAGTATCAACTGCAAACAGCGTGTGGAGTGGCTTGATCCAAGAGTATCCAGTAATGCTTTGCAGCGGATTCGAACAGAAGCTAGTGGACAAAATAAACTATCCAGCATACGCACAGTTAAAGATGGACGGGATGCGCTTCAACGCTATCGTCAGAAGTGGTAAGGTAGAATTCCGTAGCCGAAATGGTAAACAGATTCATCTGTTGGGTAATCTCGAGAAAGAGTTTGCTGCGCTTGCTGGCGATATTGATTGTGTATTCGATGGAGAACTACTTGTAATGTTTGAAGGTGAACATCAGTTTGCAGATCGTCAGACTGGTAATGGTATTCTGAACAAAGCAAACAAAGGTACAATCTCTTCAAAGGAAGCATCATTGGTTCACGCCACTGTTTGGGATGTTATTCCATATGCATACTTCACTGATGGTTACTGTCCGACTCCATACTCAAAACGATTCTCATCGTTAGAACTATTGACTAATAAACAGAAGTCAGAAGGTAAAAAGATATGGTCGGTTGCAAGTGACATTGTTCAGAGTCTGGAAGAAGCACAGGTGATCTTTGAAGATTATTTGTCGAGAGGTCTTGAGGGACTTATTCTCAAAGATGGCTCAGGTGTTTGGGAAGATAAACGTGCAAAGCATCAGATCAAATTCAAAGGTGAACTAGAATGTGATCTGAAGATTGTTGCAGTTGAAGAGGGTATAGGCAAAGCTGCAGGAATGCTCGGTGCTATCGTTTGTGAATCAGCAGATGGTATTGTAAAGGTGAATGTTGGATCTGGTTTTACAGATGCACTTCGCAAACAATATTGGAAAGAAAATTTAGTTGACAAAATCGTGGCAGTGAAGTATAATGCTAGGATCAAGAACAAAGCTGGAGAAGAATCTTTGTTCCTTCCAGTGTTCATTGAACTACGTGATGATAAAGATGTTGCAGATAATTCAAAGGTGATAAAATGAAAGTAGTAATCAATAGATGTTATGGTGGTTTCGGTTTGAGCCATGAAGCTGTTATGCGATACTTTGAGATCAGAGGTATCACTGTTTATCCAGAACAAGAAAAGGGTATTGGTAGTTGGAAGTTTTGGACTTACTGGTTAGTTAAGCCAGAAGATCGTATTGAATCCAAAGAAGGTGAAGCATTCTATGCTATGTCAATGGAAGATCGTCGTGCATATAATGCAGCACATTCTGCTCAAACTGTTTATCCACAAGATATCGAACGCCATGATCCAGCATTAATTCAAGTAGTTGAAGAGATGGGTGACAAAGCCAATGGTGATCATGCTGAATTGAAAGTCGTGGAGATTCCAGATGATGTTAACTATATCGTTGAAGAATATGATGGCTTAGAACACATTGCTGAAGAACATAGGACTTGGGGTTAATTATGCGTAAAGAACTAGACGAAGCACTATGTGCAAAATATCCGCTGATCTTTAAAGATCGCAATGCAGATATGCGCACCACAGCAATGTGTTGGGGACTAGAATGTGGTGATGGTTGGTATAACATCATTGATGTCCTTTGTGGTCTATTGACTTCTGACTATCGTCAAGCGCAAAGTCGTTACGAATCTATCAAAGATTTAGTTGATCAACCACGCTGGGAAGGTAGTAAAGATATCATCACCCAAGAAAAGATTGACGAAGCCAAAGTTAGATTGGATGAAGAAGCTGTTAAGGTTCCAGTCGCTGTTCAAGTGAAAGAGAAGTTCGGTGGACTTAGATTCTATGTTCAAGCAGCAACAGATAAACATTATCATTATATGTCATTTGCTGAGAGTATGAGTTATCGCACATGCGAAGAATGTGGTGCTCCAGGAAAAACATATACTGATGGTTGGCATACTACTCTTTGTGATGTTCACGCAGCAATGGCTGCTCGTGAGTATGAGGAGAATGAATAATGTTTTATGGTAGAGAATCAATTAGCGATCGTATTCAATACATCCGTGAGTTGACGACTGGTGTAGTGATTGTCCCTGCTCCAACTTATATTCATGGAAAGAATTGGACTGATGAGTTACGTGAAAAAAATGGATACACGAAACTCGAAGATGATTCTTGGGCGACTGTGATTGACCATCAGGAATATTTGAACAAGCTGGAAAAAGATATACTTGAAGTCTATGCCAATTATCAAGAAACTCTCAGTCAGTTGAGTATGGTGAGACAACAAAAACGAGAGATGGAATTTGGTCTGCGTACTGCGCAGAAATCTTTAGATAAAGCACTAGCAATGAAAGGTGAAAGCGATGAGTAATTTAAAAGAAGGATCTGTGTGGGTAATGGTAGAAACAATTGGTCAATACCGTATGCGTTATATGGTTGAAGCACCAGCTTCCAATCCTGAATATGCTCTTGATGATGTTACTTGTGAAGATGCAAAAGAGTTTTCTCAATTGTGGCTTGGTGAAACCATAGTGAGCCATCGTGTTGTTTCAGAAGATGAAGCCATTGCTATATGTGATGTTGATAACGACTATTGTAAATCATGGGATTCTCAGCAGAAGATTGATACATTCTTTACTAAAGAGGGTGAAGGTAATGGTATGACTCAATATAGAAAAATTGATAGAGTAACTCTGTAATGTTTATATTCGATGTGGAAACACTCGGTGTCGAATCTAATGCTGTCGTTCTTTCGGCAGCATTGATTCATTTTGATCCAGAGAAACGTCCAACATACCAAGACCTTCTTGACAATGCATGCTTTGTAAAGTTTGATGTGAAGGAG